CCACCGCGAATTAAGCGGGGTAATCGTGCCAACTGAATTACACTGCTCGGAAAATAAGCAGTAGTAGCAACTATTGACATAACGGCTACCTGATTATATAACTCAGATTGTAAGTAATCTTTAACCGCCGGAATACCGCCGTCTTCATATTCCTGATAAGCACTAACATATTGGAACCTATCCAAAGGGTCTGAAATCTTACCATATAATGAAACCATATTACACACCCACCATTAGGAGGATTGAGTCGGAGTTAATACCGCAACTCACAGCCACAATCAAAAAAACATATTTCCAAAAATGATCTGGAAGTTTTCCATCAGCTGATAAATCGAGCTTCATGACATGTCCTTACAAAGAACTTTGCCCAATACTTGAATATGAAGTGGATATGCCACATCAGTCTTCAACCATATTCTCATCAATCCCGCTGGCACAAACGCACTAAAACTAATAGTTCCAGCAGTACTTGCTGAGACTTTAAACGCATTTACAGGTTCATTAATAGTATTACCAGCCGCTCCAGTATCGTACGGTGGATATTCGAGCTCCAGAGATTCTGCTATCTCGAGAACCTCGCCAACACCCATATCTCCAGAGGAAATAAGTGCTGCTAACGGGTTAGACGGTCCGTCTACAGGTACTAATGCTGTAGGATCAGCAATTACCCTGTCCAAATTATAAGAATGAATCATTCCTACTGATTTATATGTTCCTGATTTAAACTCTGATCCATCAGTTACATCTGTTGCTTCACAAATGTGAAGATCCCACTCATCAACAATAGGTTGAGTCTCGCCACTAATAGGAGTATCAGTAGCTGTATAAGTTGGTGCACTTGACAAAGTTGTATAAGTCCACGCACCTTTATCATAAGTTACAGAATTACCTTCTGAGTCAACAGTTAGCATATCAAGAGTAGTGCCACCTTTGTGACTAGCATCCAAATAAGGACGCATAGTATGTCCATACCTACCGAGCTCTTCTCTAGTATTTATCCCAGCATTTTCAAAATACATGGCTCGATAAGCATGCCATTTGCGGAAACTGTTCCTAAGTCTCCACGAATTGGGCGCCGTATACGCTATAAGCGTCTGATTAGCACCGATTGCAGCCGTAACGTTTACCATATAACCGAAAACGTGGCCATCACGAGTTGTAATCTCTTCATTCTTACCATTCAGTCGAGACAAATCGCGAGCGATATTAACATAGCGTTGATTACCAGAACCAGTGTTGACACTGTAATACAAATTATTTTCCATACCCCCATGGGAGTAACTAACCCTATATTAAGGGAATAGTGGTTCTTCTTCCTCAGTCAAGTGTATCTGGAGCAATCGCTCCAACATTAAATGTAACATTTCAATATCCTCTTGATCGTGTATCTCTATCGTAATCATAACACCGGGTATAGCACTGTGCATATAAATGCATCCAGCCCCATATTCGCTGGCTTCCCTAATGATTGTAATGTAATCATGTCCCGTCTTGCGATTTTTTCACCTCCTTCGGGGTGTCGCTAGACTTACCCACCGGGGGACATTGCTTTTTAGAACCCCCGGTTAGATGTTTCATAAATTGGTTAATAACCAAACAATCTTTCAAACTCATGAACTGGGTCCTCAGAGTGTTCCCATTTACCGTGTTTGATATCGAAATATGTGGGGACGGGCTGGCCTTCCCAAACCAGCTCCGCCTCCGTTTTCTCCTTCGTACGTGCCATGCAGTCCTTAGTAGCTGCATACTGCTTACGATCCCAAAAGGATCTTCGTCTGTCATCCTGATGTCGTTTATATTCACTCTTGGTAAATGGCAGATACCAACCATCAGGGATGGTGGGTGTGAACTTCTGCACATAACCGTCAGCGTATGGATCATTCCTACATTCGTAACATGAACACAATACGCCATTTACAAGTTCAACAACACCGTTAACTGGGTTGAACCATTCTATCTCCGCGGATACAGCCACATTTATTCGAGTATGTGTCTCCTACTTAAAGAGCGTTGACAACCAACAGCTCCACACTTACGACTCGAGTGCGAGTGAGTTTTCGTACTGTGGCTTACTGTTATATGCCCACAACGAGGGCATTTGTATCTTATACAAGGGTCTTTCATGACTTCTTCACGCACATCTTACGCTTAAAGTCATATCTATATCCTTTACGACATTTTGGTTTTCCGTTGGACCAAAATGGCTTCAACGTTTGCGGGGATCTGGATGAACCAGATTTACCCCCTCGAGTGGATTTAGTGCCACCAGACGTCTTCGGTAATTGCCTACCAGGAGAACCTGGTAACGTCATATCCTGACCTGGTGACTTTTTCAAATGTGAATATAATTCACGAATAGCAATCACTCCCAAAGATGGGAATGGCGAAAAATTACCTCCGTACGTCCTCAAAAATTGTCCGAAGGTCATACCACCGCGAATTAAGCGGGGTAATCGTGCCAACTGAATTACACTGCTCGGAAAATAAGCAGTAGTAGCAACTATTGACATAACGGCTACCTGATTATATAACTCAGATTGTAAGTAATCTTTA